GTATTAATCTTTTGGTCCATTCGTATCATGTCGTTATCCAACATCCTTATTCTGTCAATAAGGGCAATGGTGGTCATGGTTGCTTTTTCTAGAGCAGGTAATATTTCTTGAGTGACGTATCTCCAAATAAAGAATATGAAATAACCCATACCGACAGCCATAACTACAGTGATACCCTGTTCTTGGACTGCTTTAATAATTTCTTCCATTACACTAGTCCTTTCTAGCATCCTCCTTGCCATCTGCAGCAGACATCCTACGGACATCTGGTTTGACACCAAGCACATGACATACCAAAGAGTCTAGTCTCACAATTTCATTATTAATAGTTTTGACGCGGTTATCTAATGCCGTGATCAACATATTCAATGTCGCAGCGGAATCTACTACTGATGCTAATATATATTTTAGGAGAATAATGATAAACGCACCACCAGCAAGAACGGCAGTGATCGTAAAACCAAGTTCAGCAATAATTGCAAATATCTCCATCACCGACTCCTATAAAATATATTACAGGATTATTTAGGTGATTCGGGTATTTTAATACTTAATTAATAGGTGTGAGCGACTTATTTTGCATCCGATAAACGCATTATAGTATTCATCTGGTTTTAATAAACAATCTGTCTCAAACTGAAGTTTTGCTTCATAGTAATTTAGTTCGCCCTTTGACTTACATAGTCTAACTATTTTTCTATCAAACAATTCTAATCCATGTTCTTCTACTAACAACTTTACTTCTTCACTTGAGCCGCAATAAGTTTTCCAATCAGTCTCCACTATCTTGATGCGTTTTCTTTTCGCACCCTTCAGTGGAGGCAATTTTCTTTTTGACATTAAACCTTTTTTGCCAATATATAACTTACTATTTTTTTTATTAGTTACTATATAAACAAACCCAAGATTATCTTCTATCATCTCGCTTGTAAATGGTTTGCCGTTATAGTACCAAGTCACCACTGTCTCCACGCATTTGCGATAATTGCAAAACAAGTTACCGTATGTAATACAACCCAAACAGTCCTGATTATCGCAACCCTGTCTGCTTTGTCATCCTCATCAAATGACTTAGAACCAATAGCCTTACACCAGTATTTCCACATCATTCATCCTCTTCACTCCACTCAATTTCATCAACAAATTCTGGATCATTAACTGATATACCACAGAAGGGACAATAAGTTATTTGATAATGGTGTTCATCCATAGAGTGCGTTATTTTAAACTCTGCTTCACATTCTTCACATACTATTAATTTCACGCAACCGCCTCATATGCGTCATCCCAGCTACCTGATAATCCTGCCACCTCATACTCTGTGACACGGTTCTCAAAGAAGTTAGTGTGGTCTGCACCATTCAGTACCCACTCTAACCAAGGCAGAGGATTTTCCTTCACCTTGAAATTGGTTTTCAAACCCAACTGCAATAAACGTCTGTCTGTTATATACCTTATATATGATTTTACTTCAGATGCATCTAGACCTTCAATCTCACCCATCTTATAAGCAAGGTCAACGAATTTGTCTTCTAGCTTGACTGCCACTCTAGCCATAGCATAGATGTCTCCCTTGAAATCATCATCTACTACCTTGGGATGCTCAACACAGAACTGACGAAACAGTTTTGCGTTTCCCTCAACATGCATGGACTCGTCACGAATAGACCACTCGACAACCTTACCCATACCCTTCATCTTACCGAACCGCTGAAAGTTGAGGAGCATAACGAATGACGCGAACAGTGCAACACCTTCATTGAACACAGACTTTGCAAGTGCAAGTCCTAGTCCCTTCATGGTGTTGTTGTCTGACTCTTGCATGAACTCAATCTTATTCACCATCTCCTTGTACTCTAGGAATGCATGGTACTCGCTGTCTGGTAATCCAAGAGTCTCATTGAGTAGAGCATACGCACGTTGATGAATACCTTCACGGGCCGCAAAGGAACCAAGCATGTTACGGATTTCATTGTTCTTGAACTTAGGAATGAACTGGTCAAAATAGTTCTGACCCACTGCAACATCAGACTGTGTGAATAGACGTAGAATGTTGGTGACGTATTCCTTCTCAGTATCAGTGACCTTACCAGACTTCCAATCAGATACGTCCTCAGACAAATCAAGTTCATCCTCAATCCAATGTGCCTTCTCATGTCGTGTAGTAATCTCTACTGCCCAAGGATAGTGAAACGGTTTATAGGTTTCACTAAACTGCAATAGTCCACCACCGCTGCGTTTCTTCAATAGGTCATCACCCATTTTCATCAGATCATCATAACCCCCGATACGTTTGTCATCAATAAAGATTTGCGGGACAGAATTTATCCTACGAGTATTCATCTCTCCCACCACTTCGGTAGCACCATTGATTGTCTGATAGAACGCTAGACGGTCTTCTTCATTGTCAATCAAATCCTCTTCATACTCAAATGCATGTTCCTTCAACCAACCTTTGGCCATTGAGCAAAAAGGACAATCGGACTTTGTTACAACTCTTATATTCATACTATACTCCAAAACTTTCCCCGCAACCGCAGCTGGTCGTACTGGTAGGATTTTTAACTGTTAGAAATGATCCACCCAACTCCGTCACATAATCTATTTCACTACCAAAAACATACATCTCAGCATAAGGGTCTAATACTAATACATCATCAATAGGTTCTGACCAATTGACATCTGGCCAATTCTTCTTAAAATCCCACACATATTGGAAGCCAGAACAACCGCCACCCTTTACACCAAGGGTTACATAATCTCCATTACTAACTGATTTGAGATAGTCTTTTGCTGATTCTGTTATTGTTACCCCTGACATGCTACACACTCCTCTTGTGTTATTGCTTGCGTTTCGTAATCTTTCAATGCCTCACGCACTATCTTGGTTGACACGTTCTCTGCTTTGGACGAGGTTTCTGTACGGAGATAATACAATCCCTTACAACCCAACTTCCAAGCATTGTAGTGTACTTTATGTAGGTCTGCCTTCGATGCGCCTGCTGGAAAGAACACGTTTAGAGATTGACCCTGACATAGAAACTGTTGACGGTCAGCACCCTGAGAAACGATTGCGTTCTGGTTAATTTCAATAGCAGTCCTGAATATACTCTTTACCTCTGGTGACAGAAAACTTAGATGCTGAACAGAACCACCATTGGTGATAATTGAACTCCAAGTTGTCGCATCATTCTTATTCACCTTCACCAATTCCTCTTCAAGATACTTGTCCTTGACCAGATGAGAACCAGCACGGGTTCTATGCGTGTATGCATTTGCCTTACTGGGTTCAATAGATGGTGACGTACCACAGATGATTGAACTGTTTGCGTTAGGTGCAATTGCCAATAGATGGGAGTTACGATGACCTGTACCTTCCATATCTGGACACTCACCACGTTCTGTTGCTAGTTGTACTGTCTCTGCAACTGCCTCTGATTTGATATGTTCAAAGATTTGAATGTTCTTAACCACAGCAGATGGAGACTCAAAGGGGATACGATTCTTGTGTAGATAGGAGTGCCAACCCATTGCACCCAAACCAAGACTACGCTCTTGTGTAGCAGAGAAACGAGCCCGACTGATCTCATCCCCCGCATTGTCAATGAAGAACTCAAGCACATTGTCTAGGAATCGAATAAGATCACGAATCATTGCAGTATCCTTCCACTCATCAAACTTCTCCAGATTGACAGATGACAAGCAACACACAGCAGTGCGGTCTTCATTAGTAGGAAGATGAATCTCATTACACAGATTAGAGCCGTTGATCTTCAATCCTTTGTCTTTCATGGTTTGTGGTAATGCACGGTTAGCCGTGTCAATAAAGTTTAGATAGGGCTCACCTGTACGATAACGTGTCTCCAACAAAACTTCCCAAAGCTTTCGAGCCTTCATACTGTCTCGCGCATCTTGTTCGTTTGGATCAACCAAGTCCCATATCTCATCGCGTTCCACAGCTCGCATGAATGCATCAGTGATATTCACTGCATGGTGTAGATTGAGGTTCTTACGATTCACGTCTCCTGTGGGTATACGCATGTTTAGGAACTCAATAATATCTGGGTGACTGATATCCATGTATGCAGCGTATGACCCCTTACGGGTCTTCCCCTGTCGATACGCGGTCATATCAGCGTCTACTGTATGGATAAATGGCATAGGTCCGGGTGCCTTATCTGACACTGCACGAACATCACTCCAATGTCCACCGACGCCACCGCCCTTGACTGACAACCACCGCAACTCAGCAGAATGGTCAATCAACCCCTCTAGGGTATCAGGAACATATGTGAGGAAACAGGAGATAGGAAGAGCTCTTGCCTTCTCATCCGGCATAGGAGCATTGGATAGAACTGGAGAAGCAAACATAAACCATCCATCACTTACATAATCATAAATTCTCTGAGCAAGTTCCATATCACCATATGAATACGCAACCGCTGCTCGCGCATATGCCTGTTGTGGTGATACCTCGTCCTTTGTCTGGTAGTAATCTGTAAGTAACTTCTTAGCTTGTTCTGATAGAGATTGATCTTTTGTTCTGTCTATTTTAATTCCAACGTATTCTTCTGTGGTTTCGAGGTATACAACTTCAGCGGTTGCGGTGTTCATCTTTTGCTCCTATACTCTTCTCCATTCTGCGAACCTCAACTTTGCCGCAACACCTGAGAAGGTATTGTTTGTTATAATTTCTTGTAGTTCTTTCTTGGAATATCCAGCGATAATCATATCGTTGATATCCTTATACTCCATAGTATCAGGCCACAGGCATACGCTCTTCCCCTGATCAATCGTCTTCTCTATCTGTTTGTTGATCTCCTTGTTTCTAGGTTCATTGTCATAGATGACTGTGAGGTCACCTTCCATATTACTAAAGTCTGCTCCAGCAACTGCAATACAGTTATCTAGAAACAGACTATCTAACGGTCCTTCAACAACAAGAATAGGTTTACTCTTGTCTACCTTGTCTAGACCAAAAATCTTGTCATGATCAGCATCAATCTTGATGGTGATATACTTAGGTTGTTCATTACCAAAGGCTCTACCTTGATACGCAAACACTTCACCATCTTCACCACGGAACGGAATAATCAACCTTGGATGATCACCACCCAAGGAAGGAAATTTACCTTTGATTATCGTATTTGTGAATTTATAAAATGACTCGCATAGATACAAATCGGAGAAAGATTCCACCGGGAGTTTTCGTCTCTCAACAATATTTCTTGCGGGGTGTTCCTTGGGCAAGTCTTGAATAGATTTAAGACCTTGAAAAATACCCTTTTTGCGAAACACTGGTGCATTGAAATGAAACTCCGGCGGGGGACTACTGTGAGTTTCGACCCCTTTTTTGTATCGTTCCATTATATAGTCTTTGTAGGTTTTTGAGTCGATTGTCTTGACTAGATTGCCCAAAGACGCACCAACGCCACAGTTATGACACTTGAAGAATAGATCATTCTTCTTACGGAAGACAAATCCCCGTGCTTTAGTGCGTGATTTCTGGGAATCCCCACAATAGGGACAACGGAAGTTCCATAGATTATCGCCCTTCTTCTTGAACTGTTGAAGATAGGGACTGATAATATTTAGATATTTGGTATCAATATATGACATTCAATCATAATAACAAACTCAGTAGGAAATGTCAAGTAAGATTCACCATTTTGTGTAAAACAAATCCAGCAACAATTGAACATCCTATGAGGACATGACGCCATTTCTCTAGAACGCCTACCCTTGCGGCAAGTTCGTCCTTGATCTTCTGTATCTCTTTGTTCTGCTGTGTGTGCTGACTAGCTGCAGCAGACATAATCTCTTTGGTGTTTGTGGTAATGCGGGAGTGGAGCTCGTCTATCTTAACTGTCAGTTCTGCACGACGAATCTCTAGTTTGGTATCTGCTGCTGCAGTTGCTTCTTCTTGTCGGGAAATCTTCTCTTCATGTACAGACAACATACGATGAATTGAGTTGGAGACATCAGTTAGTTTTTCAATCGCAATGTCCAAACGGTCATGTATTTTTGTTTGGTCTTGCAACTCTTTTTTAAGGAGTTTAACCTCTGTCTCCAACTCTGGCATGATATTAGTCTTCTGACTTCAACATGGTTATGACACCCCATGCAATTGCTGCCATCGCAGCATACTTTGCGAAGGGCCCAAGGAATAGTACCACAAGACCCACAGCGATAAGTGCGCCGCCGTCCCATGAAGTACGTTCCATTACTCTATTTTTAATCCAATCAAACATTTATTTCTCCTCTAGTTGTTTTATTCTGGCTTCTAAGCTGTCAATTTTTAAGCTGACATTCGGGTATTTTGTCTTCCAATTCGTTTCATCAGCAAGAACCTTCAATCCCAATTTCCTAGATGCCCATGATGCAACATCATCAACCTTACGATAGAACCACTTACCCATCTTAGTTTCAGAGAACCAAGAGTCGGCGGCACTACCAATAACGGCAGAGGCAATACTACTTATTAAAAAGAACCACATATCAATCTCGCATCTGGTTGGCACGGTTGGGAGTGCATTCACACACACCACACCCACATGGGTCAGACTTATCAGTCACCCCTACACCTACTGGATGAGAACAAACGAGATTGTCACAGTGACACTCATGATCACAACGATTGCAAGTTAATGTAAAACCATATCCTGCCATTTAATTCTCCTAACCCCAATCAGGTTGTAAACATTTTTCACAACGACAAAATTTGCAGACTTCTATCTGGCCTTCGATTCCACCAGTTCCTCTATGTCCCCTAAAATCTTTCATCTTATTCGTGCCACAATGCGACTCATGACCACAATTTTTACAATAGGTCACGCCCCACTCTTCTGCCATCATTAGTCGCCGTCCCTTGGGATAATCGACCAACGACCACAGAGAACAACTGCATAGTATGCGGCATACATCTTCCACTTTGGAACAGATGGCTCAGCATCTTTCATTGCCATGAGGAATACATTGTCTGATGCTTTCTTTGCAGATTTATATGCACGTTGAACTTCTTCTACATTCGGATCATCAAGGTCTTCGTTTTTCAAACGATACTGACGAATACGCTTATAGAGAAGATCGTGAATGATTGCAGCACGGGCAATATCCCAAGGGGAAATCAACCACCAGATTGCACGAGGCACACTTGCGAGGTCAGTGACAAAACCCTTAGTACAAGTGATCTTACTTGCCGGACATTTAATACCAACTGCCTGTAGTGGAGACTCTTCCATCTCATCATTTTGATAAGAGAGAGCACGTTCCAGAATCCACTTCTTGGGTGGATGAAATTCTGCTGAAATTTTATTATTGAACTTTCCCATTTTCCGTTCCCTTCTTCTTTGGTACTATTGCCTTCTCATAGTAGACAATAATCTGCTTCTGTTGTTCTATATATCGCCTCAGTTCAGCAAAGTTTAGACTCAGATTCTCATAGTCTTTGACTGATAACGCAATATAGGAATCTGCACCATTCTTCTTTTCATATGACTTTATAAATTCAGCGTAGTTTAGTTTAGAAACTACATAAATTTTAATGTCATTTAGCTGGACTTGCTTTGGTCTTGCTACTATCGGTATTTCCGTTTTCACCACTTTTGTTACCGTCACTACCTTTGCCGGTAGTATTCGGCTGCACCCCATTAGGGTTAGTGATGTCAGCAAGATCATCCCATAAACGATTGGTCGCATTTTGCATCTTCCTCTCTATCAAACCCGGCTTCTTATTGGCCAAGTGTGTTAGGTTATGTTTCTGCAAAGTCGCACGGAGTTGATCACCGTAACCCTCTGCAATCTGTAATTCCTTTTGCAGTTCTTTATTTAGTTTCGAATTTCTTTGAACATCCTCAATCATAGTATTGATAGTTTCTTCTTGAAGTTG